AGGAGCAAGAGCAGCAAACGGATAACGAGTAGCATCATTGGAATTGACGCGGTTGATAACGTTCGCAATCTGCCATGCCAAACGGAACGTAACACGCAAAGCAACCATATCATCTTGAGCGAGATTGAATTGGATTTGGGGCGGTGTGGAATTGTCGGTGATTACACCTTCTGTCAACAGCTTATACGTAATATCTTTACGTAACGACCACATGACTTGGTTCCAGTCTCCGGACAGGAGCAATGCCTGTTCAGGATCAAATCCGCCATTCAGCGGAAATTCTAACCTGCTGCCATCAAGGGAATATGGCGTGCTCTGTTTCATGTCTTGAACGAAGATGGGATTACCATTCTGGTCACGCAAGCCACGCAGCTTAGAACGAAGTGTCAAGGCGGCTACATGTCCATTGACAAAATAACCATCCTCTTCCACTTTGCTCAATACGCCGCCTTCACTCATTATGGCGTCATAGAGATCATCTCCAAAGCTTTCATCAATGACATGGTCAGCGGGCATATCAACGAGCAATCCATCCGGCCACGTTGAAGGAACATCACTATCAGAGACGCCAAAGAATGCAGCAGCATCAACTTTGGCGCCAATCGCTGCCACGATTTGGGGACGTATTTCTCCCCATATATCATAATCAGCATCATCCAAAACGCTTTCAGGGATTGGAACAATGCAGGCCATTTCTTCTGCATTCAGATATTTATTGCTCCATGCTGCTTCTGTTGTTTGTTTGCGGGCGCCGAACGTTTGCGGTGATCTTCCGGACTCGCCTACAAAGTAGACTTGTGGCAATACGGACAGGATTGGTAATCGGCGCTGGGCGCGCGTCATGTTTGGCGCTCTACGTGCTAATCGAAGGAATGTGGAACCTTCTGCAACTGTTTGAAGTATTTCACGGGAAGCATCTTCCGGAATAAGTGCTCCGGCTTCATCTCGTGATACTTGAGTATTGTACGGCATGATAGTCTCCTATTGTTATTGGTTTATGTTTCTGATATTACATTCCTGCCGGCTTGTTCCCTAATCCACTCATTGATGCCGCCAGTTCTGGGCTGCTCTGTTCGCGTACCACTTCCAGCACTTGATTTCTTTGTAGCTTTTTGTCCAAATAGTTCTGGCGCTTCTGCTTTGATTGCTTTCCAATCTGGAGCACCGTCACGAGTGAACAAATCAGAAGCAAGCGCAAGAGCAAAAGCAGCTTTTGGATTTTTACATTCGTTCTGTATTGCTTCTGCAAAGAAATCAGCTTTCTTATTGGCGCCATCAAGAGACTTGGACAGTTCATCAACTTTGGCCTGTGCTTCTTTGTTACCTTCAAGTTGTTTGGATAAATCTTTTAGCTGCTTGGAAAAGCCATCACGTTCTTTCCGTACCTCGCTAATTGTTCCATAGACTTTATCAAAGTGCTCCTTAGCAGGAGCCACAAGCCTTTGGTTTTCTGCCGACAGCGATTTATAGAACTCATCGAATGAAGCATAGGACGGCTGTTGCGTATTCTGCTCCTGTTGGTCATTCTGATTACCAGTTTGATTATCGTTGGAAGTGTTATTACCTCCAGCGTTATTGTCACTCTGTTGCTGGTAAAGAATTCTGAAAAATTTATTGGATAACATCACGTTACTCCTTGGCGTCACGCCTGATTGATTTAGTTTCTATATCGTACGAAACAAAATTTTGATGATTGTACTACTTTTTCTTTGTTTGTGTTTTGGTAGCTTTCTTTTTCGCAGTGGGTTTATTCGCTGCTGCTGGGATAGCTTTCTCTCTTGTGATTTGAGCAGTAAAGTTTTCCTTTGGTGGACCCTTAGTTATTACTGCTGGCTGTTGTGTCTCTTGAGCATTCAGCAAAGCAGCAGGAACTTCCTCCTTCCTCTGCAAATCAACATATACAACTTTACTACCTAATACACATCTCAATATATTTGGTTGATCTGTGTAATAAGCAATATCAATCTTTGTTTGCAGTATTATCTCTGCCCTGCTTTTCAAGATTAATGGTGCTGTTCGTTCTGTCATTTCAAATATCCTTTCTTCTTTTTCCTAGCTCTATATTTTCGGATTTGACTTTCAATTTGTTTTTTTGGCAATCTTATATCCACCCATCTTTCATGTCCATAGTTATCCGTATATTCATGGATTTTATAGCCACCGCTTTCAGATGGCCTAATATAAATTGGAAAAAAGCCTTTCTTTTCCAATTTTATAACATCACTTGTCATTGCAACTTTTCTATTTTTATTTACCATGTTTATTCTCCTTTTTAGCTGGAAACGAAAACGCAACTCTACCATTTTTATAAATTATTTTTATTATCTCACAATTTTCCTTAGTCGAGGGAGAAAATTTCAAGGTAAGGTAAATAACCTCCATATCTAAAATATACTCCATAAAGCTTTTACTTGTATTCTCTGCCATGGACTCTCCTAAATAAATCTTTCCATTCATCTGATAGCTTCAAAGGCTTCAAATAGTCTATTGTCTCCCTCCGTGCTATCTCTGCCAACGTCTCATCAACAGCGCGCAATAGATAAAATCTTGCCGTAGGACTGGAAGGGTCCACCAATTTCCAATATGCTTTACTGTAATCTGTATATCCATCAGTTTCGGCCAAAACTAACATTTCTTCATTGGTTATTTCACCTAAAAACGGTATAAATTTAGAATGCGAAACTTCATGAGCCAATATCTCTGCCAACAAATCTTCCTTGTCCTCATAGTCTTGTATATCGAATACGGTTATAGTTCCGGTATTTGGATCAAACACTGCACCACTTTGAGTATGCAAATCGCCAACATCAAATTTATAGCCTTCCTTATCAGTAAGTATGATTTTATTTTCAGGAAAATCAAACCGTTTGGATAATCTTTTTTTCATTTCTTCAATATTATTAGATAGCTTTTTCTTTTTACTTTCAACTACAAAATTGCCGCCTAACAATTCTTTCAATGATGGAACCCGTGGCGACTGTCCCCATATATCACTATAGGAATTCTGGCGCAAATCAGAAAGCTTGAATTTGCCGGCTTTCCATGCTTCCCATTTATCCTCTCCCATCATAGACTTTTGCATATCATCACTTTGTTTATTAAACCAATCCGGACCTTTTTGCCATTCAATCTCTTTTACGCCTTTGATTTGAAAGATAGCACAACAGCGGCCGCGGGGATGGTCGTCCAATTCTTGGTCCAATGGAATAATTTCACCATCAGAAACTAAACAAGCCATACAAACTCTATCATCCTTTGTTGCTACTCGTTTCATGACGCCTTGTAAACCACTCCGGCGATATTGATCTGCTGATACTAATCTATTTACTCTCAATTGCTCTGTCCGTGCTATAAGCGTTATACGCTCAAGACCCATGCCTAAACCTTTAGCGGCATTGGTTGCAATCTGTCCGGGATTAAGTCCTTTCGCTGTTCCTTCTAACAAAGCTTTTATAACTCCATCTAAGCTATCTGGATAAGCTTCTTTGAGTAACGTATTCAATGGAGCACCATTACCTAACAATCCAACATAAGTTTCCACATGCTCTAATGGCAATGTGTCAAATGCAGGGGCCAATCTGAATTGAGAACGAATAACATCATTGGCAATGTCAATCGCCGCGCCTCCATATTCTCTTTGTTCGCTTTCAATATCAGGAGCAGCGGTTTCTTTTGTGAATTCCAGAATTCTGCTTTTCATTTGAGCATTCAAACGCTGATACCTATCCATTCTCATTATCAATTGCTCTGTGATTGCTTTGCCGCTTTCTTTCGCTTCAATGATCTGCAATGCCAGTAATTGCATCTCATCAAGTAATGAATTCTCAATATCAATCCATTGTGCTGCTAGTCTCTTGACTTGCTCATCCTCACGAGCAATCAAGGAAGCACGATATTCCCGTAACATGCGGATAATTTTAGGGTCCGGAGTGCTTTTATCGCTGGGCATAGTGTTTTAGAGTGTCAAAACCTTCACAGGATTGACTAGGAGCCGTTTCCCTGCTGGGCGCTTGTGTTGTTACGTCCGTTCGCTGGCGCTGCTCCTGCAAGCTGTCCAGTGGCGTTATTGCGTGCATCTTGAGCACGTAAC